GTGGAAAGGCAGGGAGTTACGGAGGATGAACTCGATAGGCTCGATGGCAAACTGAGTGTAATGCGCTGGGCGTGTTACTATGTCGGGGGTGTCCATAGAATTACCTTTCCTGTGTTGAAATCAAAATCATCTTTCCGACATATTCGAGCCACTCGTGCTTGGGTGGTGGCTACAAATTCGGAGAGGCCCTTCTTTTCGTAGGCGTTAACAACAGCTGCCCACATCTCCATGGGTGTCTTGCAACCGTCCAAGATTTTTTCTGCTGTTTTCGGACCACAACCATCCAAGCCTTTATAGCCATCGACTGCATCACCTGTGAGAGCCTGCAGCATGTGGAAGTAGTCAGCCTCGAACTCAGTGATGGTGCGAACTGCTTCATCCTTAGCTGGGTTGAAGAGCTTACCGGGGATGGTAGCTAGGTCCTTGTCCTCACTGATAATGACACAGTCAGGCTCGTTGGTAGAAGTGATACCAAGTAAATCGTCTGCTTCCATATTAACAACCATGACAGCACCCATCTCATCTAGAAGGTACTGTCGTAGGGCCTTCAGAAGTAGTGGACGCCTTACAGCTTTCCTATTGGATTTGTAGGAGGGCAGGATATCCTTGCGCCAGTTACTTGGGTCAGTGATGAACATAACAAACTCACCCTCACCAATCTTATCTGTCACCTTGTTGAGATAATCGTGGATGTATTGGATACCCTCATGTTCGTAAGCGTGGAGGGTCCACATCCCATCACCCCAATCGATAGGGCGCTCAGCATTAATAGCAGCTTTGAAGGCCACGATGTCTGCATCTATGAGAAACTTGGTCATTGCATTTTACCCCCATCAAGGGACATCAACTCTGCAGTCATGGAGTCATCGATGGTCATAACCTGTAAGCAGATCAGGGCTGCATCGTGGACTATGTTTCGCATGTTGATGTCATCTACTGAGGAGTAGACTTCAGCTAGCTTGGCTATGCTTGCTGACATAGCTGTGAATACTATCAGTTCTGTACCTTCATCCATCTGTCAGCGCCTTCCATGAGATTGGGTAGAGTGATGCCATCTGCTCACCGAGCAGTTCTGCAAAGTCTCTAGTTTCTTTTTGAGTGTCTGGTTTGATGCGTAGGTTGTAGACGCGGGACCAGAACAGGAGTGACCCAGTCCAGACCCACTCAGTGATGGCACCCTGCGGAAGGATAGCCCGTGCCTGTTCAGCACAGATGCCCAGCGCCACCATCTTATTATAGGTAGCAATCGCATCGATGCAGATGTCGTGGTATTCCTCTAGGAACTCTTCACTCCTGCGGTGAGCTTCAGCACTTGAGCCTTGCTTAACGTCAGCTGCAGAGCCCCTGAAAAACTTAGGCTTCCAGTAGGATGGTGAAGACTTGATGTACCTGCGGCTGACCTCATTCCACGTTCCACCGACTTGGTGTTTTGCAAGTTGTCTGCTGACGAAGATTGGTGCGGTGCAGCGGAAGGTTGCTACTGGGTGCGTGAAGGGATGGGTGTGCTGTTCACGAGCGAGGAAGTTAATCAGACGCTCGTTCTGGTGGGGGCCATAGGCTTCCGCTTGCTTATCAAAGGATACTCGGGCTGCATCCACGACCAGATCGTCTGAGCCGTGATGTGCAATGTAGGATACATCAGTCATTTCTATTCCTTAACGGTTAGATTTTAATAAACTTTGCGGGGTGGTAGGTGTGAACTTCGCGGTGACAGTTCGAGCAGAGGAGGTGACACTTATCTGTCTCCCTTACTAAGTTATGCCAAGACCTCTGCATGTTAGCTTGGGATACCCCGAACACTTTCAGGGTGTGGTCGTGGTGATGGAAGTCGTAAACATTAGGGTGATACACCTTCAAGCATCTCTCACACTTGCCGCCCATGTAGGCGACAAGCTGTTTCTTTCGGCTGCGCGTAAACTCTCGCATCTTAATTGAGTGAGGATTTTTAGTGCGTGTCTGCCCAGTTGTTACCGATCTTGAACTCTCCTGTGATAGGGCATCTGAAGTTAAAGTGTTCCCCGGCGAGTTGAAAAGATTTAACTGCTTCTCTTCCGACATCTTCAGCTATTTCCTTTCTAGCTATGAGCTGCACTTCGTCATGAACGTGTGCAACTTGGGCATAGTCTTCGCCCCATTTGTAACCTTTAATGGTTAGATTTTCGTACAGGAATACTGTGGCCTGCTTGGCTAGCAGCGCCCCTGCGGATTGCAGCAGTACATTCAAAGCTGAATGAGGGCTGCGGATGGAGAGTTTCCTGCCATCCAGTCCAAGTAAGTGCCCTCTACCTTCTTTAATCTTTATGCGGTTTCCGTTTGAATCCTTGATCCACCTACCATAGATGGTTTCCTGCACAGCTATCCGAAGCTCCCTAAGAGCAGGGGTAGCTTTCATGAACTTATTGATTAACGCCCTGCCTTCCTTCTCAGTACCACCAACGATGGAACCAATCTTGGCAGCGCCTGCCCCATACAGGAATCCATATATGAATACCTTTGAGCTGGACCTGTCAGGTAGCCCAGCGGCCTTCTGATTGACCGAATGCACATCTCCATTGAGGACAACATTTGTGTAGGAACCTCCATCGTACTTCGCCATCATGTGGGCGAGGCATCTCAATTCTAAGCCGGATAAATCTGCTCCAACTAAAGAGTAACCCTCTGGTGCGTAGAACAACTCACGACACTGAGTGCCATACGGAGCATTGACGCTAGGTGTCTGAGCTACGTTAGGCCTGTTGTGCGTACAGCGCCCAGTGGACGCACCATTTGTATTGACTTGACCATGTATCTTTCCATTCTGTACTTTCTTCAGCCAAGCATTTTGACCTACAGCTAACTGCCCAATCCTTTTGTTCAGCATCAAATACTCATTGAGTAGCGCAGCTTCAGGATAGTCTAAGCCTGCGAGTACAGTCTCATCTACCTTGGCCTTGCCCTGCTCTGTGTGTGCTTTCGCGACCCAGCCTAGCGTTTGCAATCTGTCTGCTATGTGGTCCCTGCTTGCGGGATTAAATACAACTTCCTTGACCTTGTAAGTCAGCTGTCCTTTCACATACCCTCGGGCCTTGTTGTTGACCTTGGGTGTAAAGGGTTCCCTGATTTCCCACGGCTTGAAGGCAACCTGCAGCTCATCGTTCAGCTCCGCTTGGCGTCCCTGTAAAGTTGCCAAGAGTTTGTGTGCCTTCACCTCATCAAAGTGAAAGCCATGCGCTTCCTGTTTGCGGATGACATGAGCGAAGTCATGCTCTAGCTTGACGCTCTGTGCGCTGGGCTTCTTGGACATGATGCGCTTGTAGAATGTTAGGTTAGCTCGACAGTCCTGAACGCAATACGTTTGCATTGCCTCTGACCATTCGTCCCACCCGTCACTGTAGCCATCCTTGTGGTTACCCAAACGTAACCCCCACGCCTTGAGGGAATGGGAGCCTATGAGTTGTCGGGGAAAGTTAGCACCTCTGGGTTTCTTGATGTATTCAAAGTCATTGTTCTTCAGGTCCGACCAGACTAGCCGAGACATAATTAACGTATCGTGTATCTCACCACTGTACTCAAAGCCGAACAGTTTATGTAGGGCAGGGAAGTCGAAGCCCTGAATATTATGTCCCGCCAAAAGCTCTGCACTCTTGAGGTATGACATGCCATCCGCGATAGATGTGTAGCCCTTTTGATCTGCACAGCTTAGTTCTTCTTCAGTGTCCATGTCCAACAGTACGAGGCTGTGGACCTTAGTCAGGTCTGGCAATAGGCCATCGGTTTCAATATCAAATAGAATACGTTTCATTATGCTGTCCCTCTCGACTAGCTAGAAGTCTGAGCTGCCATCGTCAGCAGCATCCTCAAAGATGTTGGGGTCATCGACCTCAACCATTCGTCCTGTGTCTTTGTTGTAGTGCAGATAGCAGCCAATGCCTGTCTCACCTGAGTGGCGATTTTTTAAACAACGGACTGTGGCTACATTCGGGTTCTCACCCTGTTGGTCCCGTTCAACTGACAGACACATGTCCGACAGCTGCGCGATTGATGCACTTCCACGCAATGAATTGAGCGTGACTTGCATACCATTTTCCCATCCCTTCTCACCTGCAGGACGCCGCAAGTGAGACACTAGGATGAGGCCGATACCTGTCTCTTCGACAAGGGACCGAAGCAGTGTCATTATACGGTCAATCGCCTGTCTTTCATCCCCTTCTTCTTGCGAGCTAACAACTATCGATAAATGGTCGAGTATCACCCAGCCAACACCACATGCCTTGGCTAAGTATCTCACCTTAGATAGCAAGTTGTCAGTTCTCATTGATCCGAAATGATCGTAGACGAAAAACCTTCCGTTACCGACTGTCTTGTTGAAGGCATCTCGCATCTCTTCCTCAGTCACACCATCACGAGATAGGTGAAGAGGGTTGTCCAGAGCTAGGCCCATCAATGAGATAGCTGTGTGCCGCACGTTCTCTTCCAATGCGATGTAGCCTACGCTCTCTCCCTCATTACTGAGATGATAAGCTATCTCGCGGCAGACCTGTGACTTACCAACTCCACTACCAGCTGTGATGGTTACTAGCTCACCCCGGCGCATACCTCGTGTCTTAGTATTGAGACCGGGGAATGGGTAAGGGATGGAAGGTGTTGTATCATCCTTTGATACAGCATCCCAAAGGTCCTCACCGTTGATGATACCATCGGGACGGTAGACCTTAGCTGACCACATGGCTTCAAGTAGCTCACGGGTCTTACCGTTTACAATCATATCTGAAGGATCGTTCTCTGATAATGTAGCGATGTGAGCCTTGCCGGGGGATAGCAGCTGGGCAACCTCAAGGGCCGCAGTCTGACCAGCGGTGTCGTTGTCGAACATGATGATAACTTTTTCAAAGCTCTCTACAAATTCAAGAGAGTTCTGGATACACCGCTTGGCTCCAGCTGCGCCCGTGCTTATGGACACCGTTGGAAATTTATTACCCTGTGCTTGAGACATAGAGAGCGCACAAATTTCTCCCTCTGTAATAGTCAGCATTTTACCACCGTCACGCCAGAGGTGCTCACCGTAGAGGCCAGCTGCCTTAGCGTCCCCGAGCATCTTGAAGTTCTTGCCGGGGAGCCTGATCTTCTGTGCCACCACCGAGCCATCCTTGCCACGATAGTTAGCTATCTGAACTGTCTGGCCTTGGTACTCGCCAATGGTATAGCCAAACTTCTTGCAGGTTTCTTCAGTGAGCTTTCGTTTACCTAATGCCTGCGCTTCACCAAAAGGTAACAGACCAGACGCTGGTTTAGATTGAGCGAATTCAGTTTGCATAGCTGACCCTACCTTTTGATATTCATTACAGACAAAGCAATAAGACCCACCGTCTGAGTAGACCGCCCGACCATCGGACGATCCACATTTGCAGGAGGTGTGGTGGAGGAGACTACTCTCCTGCGAGTTTGTACTCTGCATATCGCGCTCCGTTCGGTGCTGTCTTCATCGTGGTATGAAGGGACATCCCCCGGTTTCGGAGGCGGTTGACCACAGCGGCAAGCCGCCAGATCGAGTAGTTACTCTGGGCTTCCAAAGCACTGATGGATTTGTAGGTATTCAGGTGGTTCATTACGATTTGTGTCTGTGACATGCGTCATCTCCAAGTTGTCTGGGTTAATCGTGGGGGGAGGTGCGGAACATTCCGTACCAAAGTGCAATCAGTGCATCGAGGGGCCACAGCATTGAGCTTATAATCCAAGGCACCAATTTTATTTCGTCGTCTTCATCGTGAAGAATGTCAGCCATAAGAATGCAGCCGAGTAGGTAAAAGATGATTGCCATCTTCACTCCTTTAAAATGCAAAAGGCCCACCCGAAGGTGAGCCAAATTTTTTTGTGAGCTATGGGTGCAGCCTATCGGCTAGTCATCTAGGTCCATACCTTTTGTTAAGAGGTGGATGAAACCGTGGCTAAATATTTTATGGTATGTCTCTGGCTCCATATCCAGAGTGACAGTAGCAGACCCATCATCGTGGTCGGTTATCTCAGTGATTTTAATCGTTGGGATAGTACCTTCAGTCATCAGTCCTCTCCTTTAAATGCTTACGAAATCTTTTGTTGTAAGCACGTTTGATCTTCTTCAATTGACCAGCCTTCCAGTGGAGAAACTTACGTGCCTTACTCAAAGCATCGTACTCATCTCCACCTTTTAAGGGTAATCGCTTAGTCATGATTAATCTCCCACAGCCTGATAACTACTAACACCGTATTACTTATGACCATTTAAGGATGATAAATAAGACTATAATGTTAGTAGTTATCTCCACTTAATCTAAGTTGCTGATTACTTCGTCGTGTTCAAACCAGTGAGCAGCATCGAAGTTAGGACAGGTCTTGTTCTTGTCAAAGTCTGTATGTCCTGCGACGACAGCGAGGGGGAAGTGGTCAGTCTGCCACTCGACGATAAGCTTACGCAGAGATGCGTACTGTTCATCTGTGTAGTTGACCGCTGGCCCATCCTTTTCTTTGTTCATGCCGCCTATCAGGCAGATGCCACGGGACCGTGAGTTCATGCCTCGAACGTGAGCGCCTGTTCGAGCAAGAGGCCTACCATCTTCAATAGTACCATCACGTTTAATGACTGCGTGGTAGCCGATCATCATCCAGCCTTTTTCACGGTGCCATCTATCGATATCTGCAGCACCAATATCCATCTGCGGCGGCGTATAAGCGCAGTGAACGATGATGTGTGTAATTTTATTCATCTAACCACTCCTGTGGGACTAATTTATCAGCGTACTGAAAGCCGTGCTTTTCACACCACATTGCGTATGTAGTGCTGCTGGTTTTAGAAATTGTTTCCTTGGACCTGCTGAAGACCATGCGAATTTCAAGATTGGGATGTTGGGCTTTAACCAGCAGCATTAGCTGTCGATTGGCAGTCAAGAATCGTCCCTTACTTTCCACCACTATGACCTTGCCTGTTCTGGTGGTTACCCAGAAGTCGGGGGTATAGCGTGCCACTCTTGCGGGTACATTGTACTTCAAAGTGGTTGGCTCAAATTTGTATGTGATACCTTTAAGACGAAGATCGGCGGCAAGGGTTTCTTCTAACCCCGACCGCCAACCATTCTTTATTGCGTTTGCCCTGACCTTGCTGGGCTTAGAAGTCTGCAAGATCATCAGCCGCAGCTGTCTCCAAGTTGGCGAAGCTATCAGCAACGAAGCCATCTTCCTTATCGAACATGGTTGCAGCTTGCTCACCATTACCAGCTGATGCCAGGGTGATAATCTGCACAGCTTCAGGTCGAAGTGATAGACCTACCATCCTGCTAGAAGGCATGGCGTACCCAAATACACTACCAGCAACACGCAGCGTAGAGCCACCAGTTACTGTCGAAGTCGTTGGCGTCTTGTTGCTGTCGTAAATAGCAACTCGCTTCTCAATAGTCTCACCTTTGCGAGTTGTGATTTTAGCCTTCTGTTTAAACTTGAAGATGTTGAAGCCAGTGAGGTTGTCTTGGTCGTCAGCTTCCTCTTCATAAAGAGGGGCCATGCCATATTTAGCAACCTTTGGGTCCTCCTTGATTGCAGTGGCAAGGTAGGTATCGCGCAGCTCTTCAAGTTGTTTGATTAGTGGCTGGCTCTCCTCTGCTGAGATTTTTAACTTAACAGTGTACTCACCATCTGGATTCCATTTGAAATCTGGAGTGTTGAGCTTAGGCCATACTGCAATGCCATGTGGTGTCACATAATCAGTCATGATTATTCCTTTAAACGTGTTGGTATTTTTGAACGTCGATGCCAGCCGCAATGAGACGGGCTTGAATGTCTACAGGCACGGGAACTCCGCTTCGCTTGTAGTATTCGGCGATGTTGATGAGCGTTTCGTTAGTCATTTCCGGTGCCTTTCGGTTCTGTAGAGCTATGGTGCAACCTAATCGTTAACGGCTCCTAACCTTTAACCGTTAACAGTTAGATTAACTGAAGAAGAATTCAGATTGGAGAACTTGAGTGATATCCAAGTCACCCATCGGGGGCAGGGGTTTTAACTCTGCACCCAACATCACTTCGCATTCGTCCTTGAATGACTGCAGAGGATTATTCTCATGGTACATCCACAAGAATGCCTCACGAGTACAGGCCCCCAGCATCTCGATGTCGGACGCATGGCAACCAAAGCTGTCATGTATCATAGCGAAGTGGGTGACCCCATTATCTGCAGCTAAGTTTACAGTCATGCGAAGGTGGCAGGAATCAGAAGAATGAGTATGATTTGGAGATACTCCTGCACCCTGACGCCTACGATCCAGCTTGTTCTTGTTAGCTTCTTGAACCGTCAGATAGATTAGCTTGTCACCAAACTTTGTCTTCAACCTACGCTTAGTCATGTCAGGATAGTTCTGCATCACAGGCAGACCGTCGAGAGTAGTCCACATGATCGGTAGGTTCTTCTTAGCCAGCTGTTTGGCACAGTCTTGCAGCCAATCCATAGCGGTTTTCGCCGCAACTACAGTTTCATTGATTGATGTCCAAACGTGCTGGGCTAAGTAGATCGATGCTGGGAACTCCATCTCGTGTAGAGGGGATACATACCCAACATTTTCCTCTCTTCGTTTGAGGTCTGTCTCAGTCAAGAACTCTTGCACGAATGCTCGGGCAGAGAACAACGTACTGCCATAGACCCGCGTCATCGTACACCTCTTGGCAGTCTTTCTGGTCATGCCATACTCAAGCCATCGTTTAGCCAAGTCAGCCACTGCATAGGTATCAAGAACATAGGCATTACTGTTTAGGTCCTGCTTCACCTTGATGATCGTCTTGTCGATGACCGTCTGATAGATGTCAGCTGGTCTGTCTGATGGTATTAGATTGACCTGCTCACCACCTACCTCATCCAGTAGAGCAGCACTCAAGTGTTGTAGGCCATTACACGCACCATCCTTTGCAATTGCAATGAACGAGACATGGTCATAACCATCAGTATTGTATCCGACCCACTCCTCGCAGAATGCTAAGAATGACCAAGGGTCATCAGCTTCTTTGGCCCACCACAAGTCAGACATAGGACTGGTGCCAGCCTGTAGGATACGGTCTTGGTTTTCTACCACCCAATCCACACGCTCCTGCATTGATGCCTTGTCATACCCGAAAGTATTTGCACCGTGTATCGCTAGCTCTACCGCTGCCTCGTTGGTGCCCAATGGCTTGCCATCAGAGAACTTCAGGAGGCCCTTAGAGAGCGAGTTGCCCTGAGGGGTTAGGTAGGAGCTGGCAGGGTACAAACGGCCCCTGAAATCGGCTGTGTGTACGAAGTAGATAGCATTGTAGACTGAGAACTGCTCTGCCAATCTGCGGATGCGAGTAACCATTAGCCGCTTGGAACGCAGCCTAATATTTTCTTCATAAATTTTAGTTGAGCGTTGCTTCCACGTTTTGAACTCACGCAGCTGATGCTCAGTCATATCCTCCTTCTTTAAACCTTCAGGAATGGTGCGAGGTGGTAGTGGTTCATCTTCCGCTGCACTCAGGCCAGCAATAGCCAAGCCACGCTCATTCATCATCTGGAGTGTGACCATGACAAACGTATTAACCTGCCAAGGTGTGCGCTGGATGTGGTTGATGGCTTGGTAGACAGGTGCCATCTGTTCTGAAAGGCCCTCAAGTTCCTCTAGGTAGTTCCTGTTCGAGGTCTTGATTAAAGTCAGTGGAGGGGTGTGATGTGTAAGATACCCACCACCCCTCGGCCCGGTCCAGTCATTAGGTGGTACAACCATCGGGAGATACACAGGCGATAACATCTCAGCCGCTTCCTTGTTGTTGTTCAGGAAGTCGATGACACTCTGTGTGGCTACAAGAACTTTCTCAATCCTCTTGCCACCTAGTGGACGGGTAGCCAACTCAGCGAACCCGGTTCGTGATACAAAAATCTCAATCAGTTTCATGCCAAGGTGAATACGAGCATCATCCCCCCACGATACCCACTGTTCGCAATAGCGATTGTAGGCAGCGACAAGGTTCTGACGTTTGCGCTGTCTGGTCGTATCAATCTCGTTGAGTAGCTTTTTAAACAGCCATGGGTGCTGCTCTTCAAACGAGGTGTACCGCAGTTCATCCTCTAAGTTCTTGCCGATATTGTTTGCGACAGTCTGCAGCTTGTTGGTCTTACTGGTGAGCTTATCAATGATTGTTTTAGCAGTGAAGAAAGCAATCACGTTAGGCTCCAGAAGTTTCATGAACTTAACAGATGAAAGCTTACTTCCTGCTTTGCCTGTCTCAGCTTCAGTAATCACTTCGACGATGCGCTGGGCTACAGGTTCAATAGCTCTCTTCATCAATGGTGAGCCGTAGAATGTTGATGATTCGTTACCCCTCTGGACGTTCTCAGTGAGCATGTTTTGAAAGCGGGTCTTGGTCAGTGTCCTTGCTTGTTTCTCTAACGCTTCTTGCGTGGAATACAGATCGATTGTCATTCTGTTCTATCCTTTAGGTGTTGGAGGGGCTTTGGGAGCTATGGTGCAACCCAATTGAAGCCGTTGATTTGATTGAGGTTTTGGAGAGGGGTGCAGCCGCTGGGTGCAATGGTGCAAATGCGGTGCAGATACCCACAGGTTTCTTGCCGTTAACGGTTAGAAACATCGGGTACGAAAAACAACGCAGGAAGCCTTTAGAATAAGGCCTCTGCGCTGTTCTAACTGTTAACAAATTGAGTGGTAATAGTGGAGGTTTCTGTTGCATAATTTGTAAGTTATTCTTTTCTTTTAGTTATTCAGCTATAAGGTGCAACCCTGTACCAGAAACGTACCACAAATGTACCCGGTGGTCATGCCATGACACCTCCTAACTTTTCTGCTGCCAATCTGTCAAGCGCGTCAGCAGCATCGTCAGATTTGGAGGGTATGAAGTGTGCGTACCTCTGGGTCTGCTCTATGCTGGAATGCCCAAGCCACTCCATTGCGCTGCGGATATCAACACCCGCTCCAAGCAGTCTGGTTGCACAGGTGTGGCGAAGCATGTGCAGGACGAACTGAGCATCATCACCCAAGCCGATTGCATCACGCATTTTCCACCAATCACGATACAGTCGCTTCTCTTTGTTGCCTTGGAAAACTAGGGTATCAAAATCGTTACGACCAACAGCGAGGCGCTCAAGAATATTCTTCACACGCCCGGTCATTTTGATGGTGCGCGGCTTACCGTTCTTAGTCTTCCAGATCGTGATGCGCCCGGTCTTCATATCCACATCTGTGAACTTTAAGCGCAGACCTTCAGTCTTGCGCAGACCTGTATCAATGTAGAAACGTATAAGGTCACCAGAATGGCCCCGTCCTGTCCTGTCGTACCAGTCGAGTACCTTAGCTTCCTCGAGGTCACTAAGGAACCTGATGCGCCCCTGAGTAATCCTGCAGCCCTCCATCCTGACAGGTGCGATGCGCTTACGCCCCCGCCTAACTGCAAACAGTTGCATCTGGTGCAGCAGGGTTCCTAAATAATTTACAGCACTTGCCGAATACTTCCTTTCAATAGTTAGAAAATCATAGAACGAAGCAGTCTGGATCGGTGTTATATCGTCCAGAGAAATTGCAGGGCCAAAGTGATTTAAGATCATCTTGCCATACCAAGTGAACTTCTTTCCATTTGCAGAGGCGTCTGGGTTTTTTACTGTGCGGTAGTCCACATATTTCTCCCAAGCAGTATCTAAATTCCACACATCAAACTCACCACTGGTGGCATCGAACAGCCCCAGTTTCATTTGCTGCATAGTTTCGGAAGCTTCCTCTAAGGTCTTGCAGGTAGCTGTCTTGCGCTTCCCGCTGACCATGACGCTAACGCGGTATTTATCCCCGCGCTGCGTTATTCCTTTGTGTAGTTTTGTTGTGTTCTTCATTTCATTATACCTCTCAATTTATTAGCCAAGGTGCGGCCTGCTGGTGTTAGTTCAACAATCCGCTGCCGTTCATCAACTAGGTCTGTAGTTTGGCGTAGAAGCTTGAAGCCCTCTTCGCGGATATATGACCTGTCAGCCATCGTGCGTATTAGGCGATTGATGGTTGTCTGGGGCAGGTTCAATGCACCCGGCAAATCGCGGGTTTGGATGACCTCTTCAGGTCTTGCCGCAACATACGAAAATACTGCAATCATATTCGCTGTGATTTTAGGGTGAAATTTAGTAAATTCATCCATCACATCTTTTAATTTTTGCATCTGGTCCATTTGGTAGGTGTCTCTCTGTTCTTGGATATGGCTTAATTATCTCTGCCGATATATGAAGCCGATAGAAGTTAAAAGTCAATAAATGTGACCGCTGGGCCTGTAGGTCACATTTAGTTTTGCGGATATTGCAGGGCCGTTTGGCTTCGTCAAAAAAGATGTCTAAATGCACCTCTGTTTTTGCGAACTTCATTGGCAATTACCTCCGAAGCCTGTGGCATAGACACTGCCATCAGATATCACACCATCCTCTATTTCTGTGGAAAGTAGTGCAATTGATTTTCTGGATGGTGGCCCTTGCCTATCGATGGACCAGTGAATTGCTTTGTGCCTGCAGCCGCCTCGTGCCGCTGCATTGTCTCTCCTGTTTACCCACTGACTATCAATGCTAAAATCTATTCTCATTGTTTGAATTTCCTATTTTATATTGAATATTAAACGGTAATAGCTTCACCGTGTTATAAGTTAAAAGCTTACATCTCCTTTGCTGTCTCTTGGATCGTTGTAGTAGCCCACTTGCAGCGTATTGGTTCGCTGCAGGTTTTCAAGTTTTAAATCATCTTCAGTAGGCAAAAGTTTGCCCATATCCTGCAGGTACTGCTCGAGGCCTGCTAGCATTGCTGAATTATTAGCCATTAGTTCTCCTTCTCACATGCAGGGAATTGCATGGGATGGCAGCACCTCAATGCTGCACACCGATACAATCAATTGACATATACAATCGTCGAGCCTCTGAGGGGCATGCCACCGCCCCACACATCATCTTCAGGCATGCAAAAGTATTTCCGCAGGCTCCTGCAGTAAGCATCCCGAATGAACAGCTTTCGGGCCTCAGGTTTGCGCTTGAAGTATGCCCCATGCGGCAGGTCTTTCAGTGGTGTGGGTTGATAGCTCATTGGGTCACCTCAGCTTTCGAGTAGGTCAAGCACCCCACGGCAGAGTGGACCAATCTCCACCCATCCGCTTCCAGTGCTTGTTTGTGCCGTTCCGC